CATATTTGTATTTTACTCCATCTGTTCTAATTGTAAAGCCCAGGCTGCTGAGTTTTTAAGGTCTTCAAGGAATCGTTCTGCCTTGCGTAACTCATTATTAAGATAAGTGATAAACTCTACTGGCAAAGGTAAGTGTCTATATTTATAAGTGGCACATATGTGTAAGGTTACATATGGAAATAACCCAGCAGGATATTTCTTGAGTAACTCCCAATATGTTTTGAGACCAAGTTCGTCAGGAGCAGAGCAACTGAAAGTAGCACATATAGTTTCTAACATAACTTGCACATCACTTACAGCACACTCCTCTAGTAATTCTTCGCAGTCTGCAACTGCAGCAATCAACTTACTCGTCTCTACTTTTTCTTTCAAGAAATTTACTCGATACATTTGACAGACTAAGGATTCGTTTACGGCGGTCTCGAACAAAGGAGGCAGATGTTTTATCATATGATTGATATGATCCTTTTGACTCTGCTCTAAATTCGATTGCCCTGCGTAACCAAAGTCGAAACATTGATGTCCAGTCTTTTGCTTTGATTCCTTTTGCTGTGTAATAGTCGACAAATTTTTCTCGTTCTTTATCATAATCTATGTCCTGTTCGTAAGCCCAAGCTATAACTTTTTCTGATGCTCTGAAATCTTTTGGGCATTCTGTTTGTGCATCTCCAAGCTGCAGCTCAACATCAAGTGCATCACACCAGTCAATCAAAGTCATAGCATTAGGAATCTTTTTGAAGGTTTCCCATTGACCGACCAGGCTATCAGCTACACCAATTATTTGAGCCAACACCATTCTATCTACCTTGTATTTTTTTCTCTTGGCAATCAAGGTGTATACCAATTCTTTATATGTCATTGTGCAATCACCCACCACCATACCAATCCAAATAGTATAAAGGTAATATACCAACCTATATTATCTTTCATGTTATTTCTCCAATGTATATACCATATATCTTTGGCGATTATATCTAACCCATTTACCACCAACAGCATAGCCTCGCTTTCTCATTTTATAAATGATATCGGATAACCTAGTCGCTCTAAATTTTGTTATTGCTTCCCAGCTAGTTATCTTACCTCGCTTTAATAAATGTTCTTTTACTAGTTCATACTTGTTTTTCTTTTCTTTTGGCCCACCATGATACCATTGACCATCTTTAAATATTGCCATACTACCTCCTATATTTTTCCAATTTTATAAAATAATATTACAAATGCTACTAGTAATATCAGCTGTTGTATCTCTATATCAATCATCGTATTTATACACATCAACACAAGATTTTATTTCACCAATGCGATTGCCATTGCTATCAAATAACTTACGTCTTATGCCTTCTCTTGTGTTGACATACTGAATCGCATCTTGAACAACTTTAGCTAGTTCAATGTCTGGTGCATCATCAAATGCAGCGTTGTCAGTACATACATTTATGTGTATTGTTACATCACTCATAGTAATATCCTCAATAAAAGTTCAAGTAAATATAGCACGCTAAGTCCAAATGCTATCCCAAAAAATACATACCACCAGTCAATCTGCATTTTGTTCCCACTCATGCAGACATATTCTGTAAGCGAGTGCTTCAATATGCTTTTCTTTTTGTTCATCAGACATACCTTCTAGTACTTCTGGATTGAAAGTAATTTGAAGTACATCAAAGTTCTTTATCGTTCTAATGATTTCTGCATACCTACCTTCCCAGTATTCTGGTCTTTCTTCAAAAGCTTTGCCTACTATCTGAGTCATTGTTTACCTCCGTAATGTTATGTTGAATTCTTGCAATCAATGTACCAAGTTCTTTTGATGCGTTGTAACAACGAAGCATAGCTTTCGTGTACTCTTGCTTATGCTTGGTAATATTATGCTCGTCAAGACTGTCAATAAAATTAGCTGCAAGTTCTGTATTGTTTGCAATTAGTTCTACCAACAATGCTTGTTCTCTTATGCTTAAACATATCTCACTCATACCTCTTTTCTCCTTGACGAAGTTTCGTCATAAATTGATAGGTCAACTTTTCTGCTGTTTGTTTCACAACAGTATTCCATATATGTTTACTGATATATTCTGGCTTCTCTACTTTTTGTAAGCGTTCTTTAGTTTTCTGATACACATCATTACTAGTTAATAAATATTTTCGTTTCCAATATTCCATACTTATTTAATATCCCAATAAATTTTCTTTTTTAGATACTTTGCTTTATCTAACAAATTGAAAGTTTTGTTAGTGCCGCTATGTAAATATCTTCCAATCGCTTGCATTTCTTCTGATGATAAATTTATTTCAACAGTTAATAGACCGTCTTCCATGGTCATAACTGTTGCTCTATCTAAGTCAGACCATTTTCCAAATCTACCTAGAATCCAAATTACTTCATGTGCTATGTCGTCTGCAAGTTCTAGTTCTTTATCAAGTTCGGCTTGTTGCTGATCGTGGCTATCCATGTTACATTCCTTTTCTTTCTTTCATAACTTCACCAAATGTTGCTGGCCCAGAATAATATAAGTCTCTTTCAATACTGTTAACACGAAGTTCTGTTAAATCAAATGAACCATATTCAGGTTCAAAGATATCTGCGATACCAAATAAACGATTATGTTCGTCCATGCTGTACGCCCACCAATCACCTACACCATATGGGTTGAAAAACTTAACCACTACTGGTTTATCTGCAATACTTTCTGTAGCAAAATCTGTATTGTCGTGATTGTCTCGTAATGTTTGAATGATTTTATCTGTGATAAAACTATATGACATGACTACACCTCTCTTTGTTAGTTAATAAAAAGTAACATGGGCTTTTTTCTCCAATACACTTGTCCATCAATCCCCAACTAATTCGCTGGTAGCCTGGAATAAACTTAGTCGTACTTCTCAGGTAGCATTTGCCAGGGTGTATCTCATTACGATACCCATGTTACACATTTAATGTCCGATGCTCTCCTTTCCTCTCACTGCAGTCAACTTCGTATGCTGCAATCGAGTTCCCACATCAAGACATACCTCACTCTCTTAACAGCTCATCGAGTCATCTCGACCTCACTTACGCAAAAGAACTATGAGGATTACCTCACTCTGGCAGACATAACCGACATGCTTTCACATTCGGACATCGTACACCCCAGATTTATGAGGGCGGTACTATAAGGTGTATACCAAATTACTATGTAAACTTATAGTACCTATACCTAGTGGAATTCAAACCCACGCTCGGTAATTCTGTGCTTTTTTTATAGAGAAAGCTAACTCTATCCTAATGAAACTGTTCTATAATATATTATACGACTGTTCTATATCAGTCAAGTATTATTGCAGCGATCATAACAACTGCATAAGCTAGTATACCAAGTATGTATATTTCCATTCCCATGATTATCTCCTGTAATTGGTGCGACCTTTTCATCAGGTAGTCGCAAACCTGTCTAGCTGAAACCTATACCAATGCTTGCACAACGGCAGGCACAAGTACGAAATAATGCGCAGCTAGTAAGATACCTAAGACCATAATAATCTCCTTATGTAGTGGTTAAAAGTAAATGCCTTTTTGATGAGAAGGCTAACTCAGTACAACTAGCTAAGTTTAGCTGGTTGTTTAGTAACAACAGAACCTTTAGGTTTAGACGGAGTGTTATCTCTGTACATAAAGCTCATGTCAGGACTCATGTTGATTTTCTCAGGATTAGCATATCCAAGCTCAGTATAAACTACAGGAACTAAATCAATCCTTTGTTGATGTTCGTCCTGAGTGAGCTTGAAGTTTTCAAGTACCTGGTTTTCTTCTTCGATATCGTGATTGCCTGCAATCTCAGACTGTGGCATATCTTCGAAGGAATGATAACCTTTTTCCTCAGCTAGTTTATTTAACTTGAGAAGTTTGCGTTCTATCTGAATCTGACATCTATGCCATTTGACTAGATACATGCGAACTAAATCGTTTGCAGTTTCTCGCATTGGCTCGTAATCACTTCTATCATCAGCCTTCTCAGGTTGTGTCATAAGCGTTGTAATTGCTTGTTTGAATGTTATATTGCGTTTACTCATAATAGTCTCCTATAAATGTATTAAAATTAAATTGCGAATAACGCAAAGCGAGGATAACGGTGAGCGATGCACCCGTAGGGTCGCAACGTAGAGGAGAAGGCGAAGCCTTGCACGTTCGCCGTTATCCTGTATTATTCGCAACAAATTTAATTTTAATAATACATTTAGAATGGAGAACTATTGGAGGAGTAAACGGAGATGACAATGAGTGCAATTACAACTTATGACATCAACTCCATTCGGCATGCACTCAGAGTACGAGCCAATGTGAAAGTGCGGATTTCGGTAGCAGTAATATCAAGCAGTTACGCTTGGTGGCTTGACAGATAGAACGCAGTATGTATTCTCTTAAATACGGCAGCTACCGAAATTCACTTACGGAGAAACTATGGCACAACTCAAGAATGTACAGGCAATCTTACCGAAGAAGAAACCTTCGCTGAACTCACGCCAGAAGGCGCTCGTGGACATATTAGTTAGTACAGGGTGTTCTGTGGCCGAGGCGTCAAAAGCCGCAGGATTCAAGGGAAAGACTCCAGCTGTGCAGGGTTATCAATCTCTTAAGAAGCCACAAGTATCAGAGTACATGTATCAGCAGATTAAGGAGTCTTTCGGTATCAACAGTATGAAAGCTCAACACAAGTTAATGAGCCTCGCTCAGAACGCCAAGTCAGAGTATGTCCAAATGGAGTCAGCGAAGGATATACTAGACAGAGCAGGTT